TGCATTTCGAGCCGATCAGCAGCGAGATATCCGGCAACGACAAGCTGGCGACGATGCTAAGCCGCCAAGCTACCGACTACGCCCGCTGGGCGCTGTTCGTGGCCAACCCCGGCTGGTCGATCCTGCACGATGCGCTGCTCGATGCGCTCACCCGCAAAGCCGGCTGGGTGCGTTGGTCGTGGGGCAAGAAGCAGCAGATCCGCACCGAGGTGGCCGAGGGCCTCATCCTGCCGCAACTGCAAATGCTGCTCGCCGAGCCGGGCATCGAGGCGCAACGCATCGTACGCCGACCGATGACCAGGGTCGAGCAGGAGGCGATGGCCAAGACGCCCGAAGGCCAGATGTATCTGGGCCAAGGCGGGCCAGCGGAATACTGGAGCGCCACCATCACACGCAGCGTGCAGCAGGCGTGGCCCATCGTTGAATCGGTGCCGTCCGAATGCGTGTGGGTGGTGTCCGACGCCTCGACGGTGAAGGAAGCGCGCGGTGTTTTTCACGTCAGGGACGTATCCGCCTCGGACCTGATCGAGATGGGGTTGGATGAGCACGCGGTGCTGCGTGCTGGTGGTTCAGCGCCCACGACGCAGTGGCGGCGCGAGGCGATCGCCCGTGACAGTGCATCAGGGCACCACATGCACGGCGGGCCACCCAACGACCGCAGCATGGGCATGATCCGCTATATCGAAGGCTGGATCAGGTGCGACGCCGACAACGACCACAAGGCGGAGCTGCTGCACACCCACAGCCTCGGCGACGACTGCCGTCTGGTGCAGTGGGAGCGCACCGACGAGATCCCCTTGTCGTGCTTCACGCCTTACCGCGAGCCGGGGCGGATCATCGGGTCGTCTGTGTCCGACATGGTGATGGACCTGCAACGCCTGCAGTCCAGGGTGATGCGCGCGACGCTCGATAGCCTCGGGCAGGCGATGTACCCGCGGACCGTGATCACCCTCGGTCAGGTGAACATGTCCGACGTGCGCCAGACCGCGATCGGCAGCATTATCCGCGTTGCACAGCAGGGCGCCGTGCAGGAGCTCGTGAAGCCGTTCGCCGGGGCAGCGGCGCTGCCGATCATGCAGTTGCTCGAGGGCGTGCGTGAATCACGTACTGGCATCACCCGCGCCTCCCAGGGCCTCACCGTCGACGAACTCCAGAGCACCGCGCCGATCGCCGTGTCGCAGCAGACATCCGCCGCGCAGGACCGGCTCGACATGATGGCGCGCACCTTGGCCGAAACCGGCTTGGCGCCGCTCTATTCGGGACTCCTGCGCATGCTCGCCAAGCAGCAGGACCGGCCCAACGTCATCCGCATCCGGGGCGAGTGGATATCGATCGATCCCAGAGCGCTGGGCACGATGTGGGAAGCCGCGGTCGAGGTCGGCGGCAAGGGTATGCCGATGGAGCGCCTCGCCATGCTCGCCCAGATTGCCGGCAAGCAGGAGCAGATCATCACCAACTACGGCCTGCACAACCCGCTCGTGGGAGTGCCGGAATACCGCAATACCTTGGCCAGGATGTTGGAGACCGCGAACATCGCCGACGTCAGCAACTATTTTAAGGAATTACCGGACGGCTGGCAGCCGCCGCCGCCCAACCAGGGGCCAACTCCGGAGCAGGTGCTGGCCATGGTGCAGCAGCAGAAGACCGCCGCAGATCTGGAGACGGATCGTGCCAAGGCGCAGACCGATCGCAGTAAGGCGCTGTCGGACGACGATCGCGAGCGCGACAAGGCGGCGCTGGACGCATGGGTTGAGCTTTGGAAGATCGGCGCGCAGTTCGGCACGCCTGTTCCGAGCCTCGACGAGCTACGCGCGGCGATGCAGCCAGACCAGCCCAACCTTGGCCTCATCGGCGACCTGCCGCCGCCTACGTCCCCGCAGCAGCCGGCAACCGGTGTGCAGGGGCCGCAGCAGCCCAAGCCGGGGCCAGCCTCGCCGATGATGGGGATGGCGCCGGGACAGGGCGGTGGCCTGGGGGCCCAGCGTCCGCAGGCGCCGGTGGCGCCGCCGGTAGGCTCCACCCCGCCCGACACCGCTCATATGGTTCGCCAGGCGCTCGCTACCGGTAACTTACCGACGACGTATGGCCAGATCGCCGATCGGGCGGTGGCCGGCAACATCGCTGGCATGGGTGGGCCATCGGTCAGGCCGGGCGCATGAGCGAGCAGACCGGAACGAAAGGACCAAACCTCGCCCCTAGGTTTGGCCACCTCCCCCCGAGGTTTGGAAATCTGCCATCCGCCAGATTCCGCCAAATTCCGCCAAATTCCGCCAGAGCTCCGGGAATATCGTCGGAAATCGCGCCAAATCGCTTCAAATCGCTCGAAATCGCTCGCCATGGGTGACCGCACCAAGCGCCCGATGAGCGAGACGGAGCGGGATTTGATCATAACCCTCCGAATCCAGGGCAAAACCTATCCAGAGCTCGCGGAACTGACCAAAAGACCCCTCGGAACCATCTCCAGCGTGATTTCCAAGGCCATTTTGACCCGAAAAGACCTCAGAACGCGCGAGATGGACCCGACTGTGAAGCGGAAAACACCATGAACTGGACTTTGGACCTCAATGCCGAGCCAAAAAGCATCATGGAGGCCCGTCAGGAGGCTTCCATGGCCCAAAGAGTGCTGAATGACGCGGTTTTCGTCGATTTCCTCGACCAAATGCAGCATGCAGCGTCAAATACCGCGCTTTTCGATGATAAATTGGAGGTTCGGGACGCCGCACGGGTGAAGGTGCTCACCATTGCCGAGCTCAAGGCGCGGCTTCAGGAGGCGGCACGCCGCCCGATGCAGGACGCCGAGGACCAGGAGCAGGCGACCGTGCATGAATGAGATGGAATGAGATGGAATGAGATGGAACGAGACTCGTTGCTGTTCCATTTGCATTCCTTTTAGGGGGACCAAATGAGCGAAACCACCGGCCCGGCCTCGCCAGCCGCGCCTGCCGCCGACACCAGCAGCAGCGACTTCGCGCCCGCACCCGACACCCGCCCCGAGCTCAGCGTCAGCGATGCCGCGCGGATGCTGCGGAACCACCGCCGCGCCCAGCCAGCACCGCCGCCTGGGGATAACTCCGGGGGTTACGGGCACAACTCAGGAGAAGCGCCACCGCCAGAACCCGCCAGACCCCGCCAAACCCCGCCAGAATCCGCCCAACCGGGCGGCATGTCGGCGCTGGAGCGGGCGTTGGGGTTGGACTCTGGTGACGCACCTGACGCGGGCGACAGTGTTTCACGTGAAACACCCGGCAGTACGCCTGCCCAAACCCCGGCAGAAATCGAACTGGAGGGCCGGCGTTACACACAGGCCGAGTTGGCTGCCGCAGTGCGTCAGGCGCAGGACTACACGCAGAAGACCCAGCAGTTGTCCGCCCAGGCGCGCCAGCTACAGGCGCAGCAGCAGGCGCTTGCCGCCGCCCTGCCGCTGATCCAGCCCGAGATTGAGGCGCTGCAACGCCGGCTGGCCGAGGCGCCACGCCCCGACCCGCAACTGCGGCAGACCGACCCGGCGGCGTACTGGGACCAGTTGGCGACCTGGCAGGACGCCCAGATCGAGCACCAGCGCGTGCTGGCGATTCAGACGCATCAAGCCCAGGCGCGCGAGGCGGCGGTGGCCCAGGCCGTCGATCAGGCGAATCACGAGCTTGCCCAGAAATACCCGTTCTGGTCAGACCCGCAGCAAAGGCGGGAGATCCAGCAGGACATCATCAGTTGGGCGCGCACGCAGGGCTACACCGATCAGGAACTGCACGGCCTGACCAGCGCAAAATATTTAGAAACACTTTTCAAAGCCTCCCTGTATGACCGCTACCAAGCCCGCATTAAGCCCCAGGCGACGCAGCCGAGCGTCGGGCATGCGCCGCGCGGGACCGCTCCACCGCCGCCACCTGCCGCGCGGGTCAGGGAGGCGTCCGAGGCGTTTAACGAGCGGCCTTCTGTGAATAATGCTGCTGCACTGATCGGCGCTCGCCGAGCAGGAAGACCAAACGGGCATACGCAGTGGTGACCGAGGATTCCCCGGCCACCACCCGTTACTGCCCCGCCAAGGCGTGCCGCGCCAAACCGCGACGCGCCGCGCGCTGCCATGCCACGTCTATGTTGCCCTAATGCATCTTTATCCGCAATGGACACACGCAGTGGTAACGCGCCACACTGGCAACATTATCAGGGGGGCTCACATGAGACAGGTACTGCTCGCAGGCGCTGCATTGTTCGCCTTGGTATCGCCAGCCATGGCCGGGGTGATCACCATCAGCGCGCTCGACGACGGCGTGGCTGTGGCGCTGGTCTGCACGGGTGGCATTAATGCGTCGATCAGCTGCGACGGTGCCAGCACGCACTTCGCCAGCATCGACATCGCAGCAGCCGGCAACCCGCCGCTGCCCGGCGCTTCGCTCGCCTCGCTGACGATCGACGCCACCGCAGCGACTGGCGGCACCCACGTGCTGGACATCTCGGTGGATCAGACCGGTCTCAATATCCTGACCGGCGGTGCCGACGCCACGTCCACCTTCACCGTCAATCACCTCGTGGGCGGTCCGTTCGGGCCGGCGACGCTGTCGACCAATGTGAATGGTGCGCTGTTCGCCAGCAACACCTTCCCGATCACCACCAACGCCACCACCAGCGAGACCAACCCTCTGCCGGCCTTGGTGACCAGCACCGGGCACGATTACTCGATCACCTTCACAGCGGCTGGACAGGCGGCTGCTGACACCATCCAGCTGGTGACCGGCGCAGTGACGGTGCCCGAGCCGATGACCCTCGGGATTCTCGGCATGGGACTGCTGGGTCTCGGCATGGTGCGGTATCGGCACCGCAGCTGAACGACGACACCCGCCTGGACGAATGCGACCAGTTGGAGTGGTGGGACGTGGCCCGCAGGCTGCATCCCACCATGACCTGGGAGCAGTTCGCGCGCGACTGGGACGAGTTCCAGCGCATGAAGAATGAGCGGACTAACTAGACAAGCGGCCTGACGGCGCAATAGTATCCACAGGACTCGCGATGGCAGTGCTTGCACCCAGCGGCGCGAGTGACGTGCCGGCATCGAGGCTGATGCCGTTCTGAGGACCACCGATCAGGAGTGCTTGCACCCACCTGACACGGCCTCCGCAGGACCAGTCGCTCCAGATGCAGAACCCGCCCCGCAAGGGGCTTGTCCTGTTCTAGGAGCGAATCATGGCCTCACCGCCAACGATGGCGTCTGCGCCGACCAATACCTACACCCAGCAACTCGCTTCCGGCACCGTCCATGAGGACGTTTCGGATGTGATTTATCGGATTGATCCCGAGGAGACCCCGTTCGTCTCGGCGCTACCGCAGGTCGGCTCAAAGCAGATCCTCACCGAGTGGCTCGTCCAGACGCTGAACAGCGCCGCAGACGTGCCGCAGCCCGAGGGCTTCACCGCGGTGATCAGCCCGAGCGTGAAACCGGTCCGCATGTCGAATGTCTGCCAGATCTTCGCCAGGACCGTGGGCGTGTCGGGAACGCTGCGGGTCGTCGATTCTATCGGCGGTGAGGACGAGTACAACCGGCAACTCGTGATGCGCGGCATCGAGCTCAAGCGCGACCTGGAACTGGTCAGCACGAGCAACATTCCCAAGGCGGCGACCGATCCGCGTCACATGGCGGGGATGCCGACCTTCTGCTCCAACGGCAGCGTCGGCGCTGGCGGCACCATGCCGGTGGGCGACGGCACCACCGCAGCAGTGCCCGGCACGGCGCGCGACCTGACGCTCGATATCGTCAATCAGGCGATGCAGGCAGCCTGGACCGCAGGCGGTTCACCGACCATCGGGCTGATGAGTGGCAACATAAAGAACTACTTCAGCACGTTGTCGCAGGGCGGCACGTCCAACGCAATCGTCGCCCAGAACATCGTCTCGACCTCGCCGCAGTCGCAGATGACCATCCAAGGCGCGGTTGACGTCTACCGCACCAATTTCGGGACTTTGCAGTTGGCGCCTGACAGGTTCATGCCGCCCAACATGATCCTGCTGATCAGCCGTGACTATGTGGAACTGGCTCCGCTGCCCGAGCGAAACATGATCGAGCAGCCGTATGCTAAGACCGGGGACAACACGCAGGGCGGCATCATCTTCGAGGGCACGATCCGTGTCACCGCGCCCAAGGCGCATGCCGCCGTGTTCGCGCTCAATCAGTGATCCGATGCCTACGCTCTATGAGAAGTACGATGAGGTCACGACGCGCTACACCGAGATCGTGGAGGACGCGGAAACCGGGTTGCCGCTGATCACCTACACCCAGAACATCAAGCCGATCATCGAGGCCAACAAGCGCCGTGCCGCCAACTTCACTGGCACCAACAAGCACGACATCACCCACGTGGCATCGATACCCAACGTGGTGGTGCAGCGTTTGATGCAGACCGGCATCTGGTACGACGAGGACGCGATGAACGCGTGGCTGGACGACCCGGATAACCGGTTCTTCAGGACCGACGACGGCAGGAGGCTTTGACCATGCCCATGGGAACCACAGACGAGCCCAACCGCAACGCCCAAATGGCGCCGTCACCCACGGCGACAGCGGCACAGCGCGCACAAGGGGTGCAGACGGTGCAGACGCCGCGCTTCCCTGGCTCAGACGAGCACGGGCGCAACCCGGTGCCGCCGCGTCAGGAATACCCTGGCCAGTATCACCAGGGCGACATGATCCCGCCGCCGGGATGGGCGG